ATACTATATTACGACTATGGGGTAAGTAATTGATTACAAAGGATTAATTACATTGGATCGTAAAGATATGCTAATTAATTTTAAAAAAGACTTGCACTTTGGGGCTACCTGATTTATAATGCAATTATCAACTGAAAAAAGGAACAGAAAAATGTGGCACTCTCAAGATGTAATTGACTACTTTGATTCGCACCTGATGGTGACACTTTCTCAACTGTCCTATATGTCAGGATGGTCTATCCCTGACCTCAAATCACTATTAATGGGGGCTTAGAATGATCTACAAATCACTTGAGAAAATTGAGAAGGGTGAAGGCGGATACCTTTTCTTCACTCAGAATCTTTTCACTGGACACGGTGCGGTTTTTACTGTAAACTTCAGTGAAGTGGGAGATTCAGACCCATTCAAAGATGCACAGGATTGGGCTGATGGTAAACTGGTGCAGGATGCTTTCCGCTACCTGTATCCCGCCGAAAGAGAACTTCTAATCACTGGTATGTTGCCAGAAGATTGGAAAAACATGGACGATTTAGGGGAATAAAATGAAACAGAGAAACCCGGTGGCGAAACACTCGCCCAAATTCAATCGTGCATCAACGCACAAACCCCGCAAGGGCAAAGGTTCTTACAACAGGAGAGTAAAATGAAACAGGCAGAAGCATACCGAATTCACGAAGAGGCATTGTCACTGGCTCGACGGGCTACAGATGCCCACGTTGCCGAAAATGGGGAATGGGATTGTTGCGGATTTGCATGGGTCAAGATTACCCCTGCTACCCAATCATTCGCCAGACAGTTAAAAAAGGCTGGGGTTGTGGATCACAAGGCATGGAATGGCGGATACGATATTTGGAATCCCTCCGGCCATCCCACTCAAAACATATCCTCAAAAGAGGCTGGCGCTGTGGCATACGCTAGACATTTAGAGGCTAATGGTGTAAAATGTTATGCACAGTCAAGACTAGATTAAGGAGAATAAAATGCTGACTAAAGAAAACTACGATGATGTCAAATGGGATTTGATGAACTTTTCCACCAAGAATATGTGGAGATACCTTCCAGAATCCACCATTGACAAAGTGTGCGATTTACTGGAGAAAGAGATACCCTTTGATTCACTGGTAGACTATGCTGGTGACAACTACGGAGAATAACATGACATTTTATTTGAAATCATGGACGCAACAAGACCCTGTGGAAAGAGACTTTAACGCCTTCTCCAAATCCCAATCCTATGCTGAGGATTTTGATGAGGCCGTGAACGAAAGAGTACAGCAGGAGGTGGACAAGTTTTTCGATGATCTGGTGGTGGATGATGTTGAAGCGTACATGGATAGCGACAATGAGTTAATCATTGAGTTAAACTGTAACGGCTTCAAGATCACACCTAAAGCCCTTGATAAACTTGTCACTCTTGGGGTATTTATCTTGCAGGAGAATGATGACTTGATGGCAGAAGAGAATGATAAACGCAGACAATGGGACTAGCGGGTTGATTACAGGTGATGCTGGCATCTGCGAGTCTGGGAGGGGCGCTAGTTCCGTTAAGGCTCCGTTTCACCCTGACCAGACAACCAGCAACTAATTATGATTGAGAAGAGGGCATTACAAATACTGAGGAATATCCCCAAAAGAATGATTGCCACGGTGCGTAATCAGGGGGATGCTGAAAGTGACACGATGATGAAGAGCGCGGTAAAGTGTATGAACATCTTATCGCGCTCATATCGTACATCAAATAAAATTATGGTAGAAGCGTGGAAATTATACTTGCAAGCGCAGAACTTATCTGGTAAAATACCTCAAAAGTTCCTAGATAATCACAGTAAATCCCCCTCTAGGGTGGAAAGCACGAATGTAACTAGGATCAAGGGGATGGACTGGAGCAAGTTCTACAACACCACGCACAAATCATTCGATCAATACTACCGACACGGTGGCAACTGGAGATACGGCAAAAGAATATGGAAATCACAGAAAAAGAATTAAAGCAGTATGACAGTGTTGGGTCAGTAGAGCGTAAGGTCAGGCCGTCTAATGACTTTACCAGTGAAGTGTTTGATTTCTTCTACAATGATGAGCAATTAAATGGTGTTAAACTACCCTTCCATCAGTTTGATGATAAGTTCAGACTGCGCGGTGAGGAACTTACCATCCTAGCAGGGATAAACGGGGCGGGTAAATCTTTATTCGCCTCTCAGTGTCTGCTGTCTGCTATGGAGCAGGGCCACAAGTGCCTCTCAGTATCACTGGAGATGAGTCCTAAAGCGCAACTGGCTAGAATGTGGCGACAGGCATCTCTACAGAACAAGCCAGACATGGAGGCAGGGTTGCAGTTCACACGCTGGGGGAAAGACAAACTGTGGTTCTATGACCAACACGGTACAGTGAATCCTCGTGTCCTACTGTCTGTCATGCGGTACGCATACGACAAACTAGGTATTGATGTTATCCTAGTAGACTCCCTGATGACCATGAACCTCAACAGTGATGACTGGAATGGGCAGAAGAACGTGGTACAGGGTCTGGCTAACACGGCCAGACAATTAGGCATACACGTTATACTAGTGGCTCACGCTAGGAAGGGTCAGTCAATCAAAGACAGGTTAGACAAGTGGAGCGTCGCTGGGTCTGCTGATATCACCAACAGGGCAGACAACGTAATCATATTGGGCAGAGTCCATGATGACCCGGAGATAGACGCATACCTAAGTCTTTGTAAAGCAAGGCATTTTGACGGGGCTGAGATGGATTTAGATTTGAAACTTGACATGGCCTCAATGAATTATTACCATGACGGGCAACTGCCCAAAGCGATACTCAAGACCCCGCCCAAAGGTGGGGTTATGGGGGAGTTAGACAGAGTAGCACTAACAGAGGGAATAGATGAGAGCATCATCCGCAAAGTCCAAGGGCAGAAGACTCCAGCAGTGGGTCAAGTCGCTCTTAATTAAAACATTTGATCTGGAAGAAGATGATGTACACTCCCGTAGTATGGGAGCAGGGGGTGAGGATATTATGCTCAGTCCCAAGGCTAGGGTTATCTTCCCCTACAGTGTGGAGTGCAAGAATCAGGAAAGACTTAATTTGTGGGAGGCTTGGAAACAGGCAGAAGCAAACGCAGGGGGCTACGAACCCTTGCTAATCATAAAACGCAATAGGCAAAAACCTTTGGCAGTCGTAGATGCTGAACACTTTATAGGAGTTTTAAATGACGAGAATGACAGTATTTGACCGGGGATTTATGGATGAGTTCTTTTCCCCAATGAAGTACCGCACCTTTAGCGGGGAGCGGGTTGAGGGGGAAGGAACCAAAGACGATCCCTATATCATTCACCGACAGAAAGTTGTTGACAAGATGTATCATGGGTGGTATGATGATGATGGTGGATATCACGAAATTTTAATAGAGGAATAATATGAAATATGTAGAGATAGCGTTGAAGAAACCCTTTGCCAATCACAAGTGGCGTAAAGGTTACAAGGGTGGTAAGGACTTAGTGTATATTGATGCGCGGGATGTAATGAACCGTCTAGATGAGGTGCTAGGAGTAGGTGGATGGCAAGCGCATTACGATAGTGTAGGTGGCCGTATGATCTGCAAGTTGGCTTGCAAGATTGAAGGTCAATGGGTTACTAAGTCTGACGGCGCTGGTGATACTGACATTGAAGGCGACAAAGGGGGCATTAGTGATGCCCTGAAGAGAGCCGGAGTCCTTTGGGGAATTGGACGCTATCTCTACTACCCTTCCGCCTTTGATTCAAACCGTCAACCAGCAGAGTGGGCTACGCCAGAGGGTTATGATAAACTGATGGCAGAACGTCACAACAAAGACATAGACAAATGGAGAAAAGAATATGAAAGTGCGCTCTAAGAACAAGAAAGAGAAGCAGTATGATGAGTTGCAGTTAGACCAAGCAAGACGAGCATTGGCTGAACAGGCTGTAAAGTTTGCCCAAGAGTTTGCGGAATGTGATGGGGATGTGTTCTACTCTACCTATCAGGACTTTTCTAATAAGGCTTGGCATTATGAGAGGGAAAAAGAGAACGCCAAGATGACAAAGGTTGGGCCGTCTTGGGATTTTGAAAACAAAGTATGCGGGGAATACAGATATAATGAAATTTAGAACTGAACTAGGCGAAACTATTTTTAAGCAGAAGTACGCAAGCAACCCTTATGAATCTTGGGAGGACAAAGCACACACCGTAGTCAACAATGTATGCGGGACATACGATGGTAAGAAGAATAACCTGATGTCCAAGTCTGACCAAGATCAACTGGTTCAGTACATATCTGACTTTAAGTTTATGCCCGGTGGCCGATACCTGTGGTACGCAGGGAGAGAGGCTAGGTTCTACAACAACTGTTACCTTCTAAGGCTTGAGGAGGACTCAAGAGAGGAGTGGGCTGGTGTGACGCAGAGAGCCATGTCCTGCTTAATGACGGGTGGTGGCATTGGAGTAGATGTCTCCATCGCAAGGCCGTCAGGCAGACAACTAAGGCGCACAGGTGGGGTTGCCTCCGGCCCCATCCCCCTTCTGCACACCTTGAATGAGGTCGGCAGAAATGTCATGCAGGGTGGCAGTCGGAGGTCTGCCCTGTATGGCTGTATGAACTGGCAACATGAGGATTCTTCTAATCTACTGGAGGCTAAGAACTGGCACAATATGAAAGCCGGGGATACTACCCTGTCTGCTCTTAAACAGGCAGACTTTAACTTCCCTGCCCCATTAGATATGATGAACGTCAGTCTTAACTATGACGATGCGTGGCTCAACACTCCAGCGCGGGGTTCTGATCCCATCTTTGTTAAGAATGTACGTCAGGCTATGATGACGGGTGAGCCGGGATTTAGTTTTAACTTTGGTGAGAAAGAAAATGAAACACTACGCAATGCGTGTACAGAAATTACGAGTGAAGATGACAGTGACGTATGTAATCTTGGTTCTGTCAATCTTGCAAACATTAATTCTATTGAGGAATTCGGTGAGGTCGTTGGGCTTGCGAGTAAGTTCCTTGTATGTGGACTTATCAGGGCGCAACTACCTTACGAAAAGGTGGAAGAGGTAAGACAGAAGAATAGTCGTATCGGACTTGGGCTTATGGGTATGCACGAATGGTTACTCAAGCGTGGCTATAAGTACGAGATGGTAGATGAACTTAAACAATGGATGAAAACTTATGAACGAGAAAGCAAACGATCCGCTGACGCTCATTGCGACAGACTTTTTCTCAACCGTCCTAAAGGCTACAGAGCAATCGCTCCAACAGGGACAATTAGCATTCTCGCCGGAACAACCTCTGGCGTGGAGCCAATCTACGCCGTGGCATACCGCAGACGCTACCTTGCGGATGGAACAAGGTGGAAACATCAGTTTGTCGTTGACGGTACGGCCCAAGAACTCATCGACTCAGGAATAAAACCAGATAAGATTGAGTCTGCTGTAGACCTCGCCTTTGATCCTGAACGTAGGGTGAAGTTTCAGTATGAACTACAGAAGAATGTAGACCATGCTATTAGTTCCACGTTAAACCTTCCCGCTTGGGGAACAGAGTCAAACAATGAGGATACTGTGGTGGACTTCCAAAAGATCATCGCTAACTACGCCCCCGGATTAAGGGGTCTGACGGTGTATCCTGATGGCGCTAGGGGTGGTCAGCCTATAACCTCAGTACCTTATGAGGAGGCTCACAGCAAGCGTGGTGTGGTCTATGAGGACAACAGTGAAGAGCAATGCTTGAGTGGTGTATGCGGGATTTAAGTAAAAACAAGAGGATCAAGAGCAAGCCTTACCTTAAGTGGGTGTCCACCCTCCCCTGTAGCGAATGTAAGGCTACTGACGGGACTGTAGTGGCTCACCACCTTAAAGGTAGGTACTCTCCCCTTTCTGGAGGAGCAGGGTATAAGGCGAGTGACTGGCTCACGATGCCCCTTTGTTTCAAGTGTCATACGCAGATACATTCCGGGGATGCAGAGTTGATGAACTGGCAACCATATTTTATTTTGAGAACGCTTGACAAAGCGTTTAAGGATGGTATAATAGAGATATGAATATAGAAGGTGAAGTTGAGGGATACCTCTCAGAGATAGAACAAGTTGCTCCGCAGTACGCAAAGGCAAAGGCTGAAACGTACCAGTTAACGGAGTACAAAAGAACTCAACGCTCAGTGTTATACAGTAGGGCCGTAGGCAAGACTGTAGCAGACAAGGAGAATTGGGTTTCGATGCAACCGGAAGTTACCAAAACAATAGAAGGTATCGCGGTTGCTATCGAAAACGAAGAGTGTCTACGTTGGAGGCTCAAGGTCGCAGAGTTGAAGGTTGAAGTGTGGCGTACTGAGCAAGCAAATAGACGATTGGAACACAAAATCTTATAGGAGATTTATATGAGTGACTACAAAGAAAAAGATGGAGATGTATCATTGTTTGTAAACGATAAGGAGGGGAATGAGAATCGCCCTGACTTAACTGGCTACGCTTGGATAGATGGTGAGAAGAAGCGTGTCTCTTTGTGGGAGAAGAACTCAGGTAAACTGAGGTATTCTGGCCGCGTTGAGGAGCCGTATAATGGTGCGGGAAGTAAGGCGTCTAACAGCGTTTCATCTGAAGTCCCGTTTTGAAACTTAACTACCACGATGGGGATACTGTCGAGATGTTATTCGACAGTAAACTCCACTCATACAAGGTGGGGGATGAGATAATTCCAAGCGCCACAAAGGTACTGGATATTATTTCTAAACCCGCTCTTGTTCCTTGGGCTTTAAAGGTTGGGGCTAACTGGTTGGAGAAGAACTTCTTCTTTGACGAGGACTCTTCATCCAAGAAGACTAAGGTTTACAAATCACGCATGGCTATTGAGCCTCTTATCAAAGGCATGAAGTCTGCCTATCGTAGCAAGTCTCACGACGCGATTAACATAGGCAACATCACACACAATTGGGTAGAGGAGGCCATCAACTGGAAGTTGGAAGGTGGCGAGATACCCAAGATGCCTAAGCAGGAGGAGGCTGTAAACTCTATCGAGGCATTTAAAGATTGGGTTAGTCAGAACGTTGTTGAGTGGAAATCCTCAGAGGAAAAACTATTTAACAGGAAATATAGATATGCGGGAACAGTTGATGCTAGGGCTATTATTAATGGAGAGTATTGTGTTATTGATTGGAAGACTAGTAAAGCGGTTTATCCTGAGTACCATCTACAGGTTGCGGCGTATGCGAAGGCAGTGGAAGACATTCATGGAATTCCAGTGGATGCTACCTACATTCTCAGATGTGACAAAGCGACAGGGAAGTTTGAGGCAGTCAGATCAACAGCAATCGAAGAAAACTTTCAAGCCTTTCTAGCGGCGCTTACATTGCACAGAAGGATGAAAGAACTTAGATGAGTATACCGGCAATGATTGTGTTCCATTTCGATTCAGCATTAGAGTTGATGACTGACGGGATGGAACACGAATTGTTTGACAAGGATGAGATGTGCGCGTTGATTGAGGGGTGCGCTCAACAGTCTGAGTATGCAACACATGAGTATATGTGGAGGGCTTTTAAAAGAACGCTCAGTCAGGATGCTGGTGGTAATGTTATTGGGTTCTCACCAGAACTGAGAGGCCCGGATGTCCATTGAGTGGGGCAAGGGATCAGCGTTTAACTTAGCAAGGTTTAAGGGTTTAAGATTAGAGAGAAGCAGGAATCATAATGGGTGGAGTTTCCTTGTCAGCGATGACAATCTAACCTACCTTCATGTAGACAACAGACACTTTAAAACTAAAGAGGAACTAGACAAATGTATTATGGAGTGGATAGATGAACGTAAAAAGATGTAGTGGTTATAAGGGGCATTGGGAATGTGGCGAAGATTACCCAGACCACTTGGTTCCAAGGGAAAAATTTAATAAATCCCCCCGCCATGATGGGTTGCAAGATAAATGCAAAAAGTGCCATAGTTATGGTGGGATGAGTATAAAGCACCCCATTACTGGAGAACTAAAGCGTAATTGGAAGAGGGGCCACGCTAAATCACTTGGGGGAGTTCGGGATACCCCAGAATGGAAGTCATACCTTGACCGCGCTGAAAAACAATGGAAAGTAGATTGCCAAATTGGGTTATTAACAAAAAAAATAAAATCTAAAACTAAAGAACTAACATACGATAACGTAATACAATATGTAGAAACAAAATCTAAAGGACGAAAACGTGATGCAAAAGTTGTTTCATATATTAGGAGCGTATATGACTCATGCTCTGTTGTTGGTTGCGATTACCCAGACTATGATGTTGCTCACATCCATGCGTTAAAGCATGGCGCGGATGACCTTCCTGAAAACTGTCTAGCCCTATGCCCTAATCATCACAGAGATTTAGACAGGGGTAGAATGATTAACCTACAGCAATTAAATGTTGGCGGCTACATTTATTTTGGGGAGGAAGATGATAGGAAAGGAATAAAACTTAAACACAAAGTTGACTCTAAGAATTTAGATCAATGCAATATTGAGTTGGAGAACTGGAAAAAAAATGCAATCAATAAAGTTATCACAAAAAGAGTTGCTTGAGGCGCTAGACCTTGCGACTCAACGGCATGAGGCCAAGCACGTTAGCGTGAGGGATACCGGCCCTAGAATGACCAGCAAGTATGATACTAAACTGGTTGATTTTATTGGGGATGTTAGGTACAAGCCACACTTCCTTGGACTGCTAGGGGAGATGGCTTACGCCAAGGCTACAGGCGGGGAAGTAAACAAAGAGATATACAATGGGGGAGATGACCATACCGGGGATGTTGGTAGGGTGGAAATTAAAACCTCAACATGGATGGGGCCGGATATTGATCTGAAGATAACCCAGAGAGAGGTTGAGGAGATAGACAATCAGCCAGAGAGATATGCTTTAATGAGAGTGAACGAAAGCAACTTTTCTAATGTTGAGTTTATCGGGGAGATTAGTCGTGATGACTTTATAAAGAAGGCCACTAAGAAAAGATACAAGGCTGGCTATCCAATGAACTATATATTGGACGGCAGGAAACTTGCTCAATCCATCTAAGGAACAGGAGGAAGAGTGGGCTTACCAGAGGAGGCTACACTTTGCTAGGTACTGTTGGCTGAACCAGTACAAGACATTGAATGTACGGGGGGAGGTGCTTACTTGGGCGCAGATATTTGAAAAGAGGGAGGGGATACCACTTCACAAGTATGCTAGAGAGCGCATGGATGAACGCGAACAACAGCGCCAGAAGGGAAAGCGTGAAACCCGTAGTACACAGGAGGATCAGTCTTAGACTCTCCAGTAAAATCATCTGGGTCTTTCGTGTTTGCTATGACGATAGTATTGTCATCCTGACTAACTAGCCATCCAACAGTAAAAAGGGTGGGGCAAGAAATCTCCTGCTCCCACCCAGACGTTGCGATTATATCTCGCCACTCAACTATTACTAAAGGTTTATCAGACATAAGTTATAATAAATAATATTGCTATAAGAATAATGTATGCTATGACTATTGCAATTGATCTTATACAATCTATAGCAAATTCGCTCACCTTATGAATTGATTAGGATGCTTATCCCTCCCTTTCATTTTCACAGGGCCGGGGAGAAACCATCCAAGTACCATGGGAATTATAACTACGAGAATAAGTAGCCAGCCTCCCATCTCAGCCATAGAGCCGAGCAAAGACCAGAAGTTATCAGGAGCGCATGAGCCATCAGCCATAGTAGTGCGGGATGAACCCATCCCCGCCGTCGCCACATCTGTTACAAAGGCAGTTGTCATGGCTCCCGCTATCGGTGCAATCGCACCCCCACTGAATACAGTCCCCGCAGTCGCACCTACCGCCGCTCCGGTTGCCACTATCCCCGCTTTCTTTATTGTCCCGCATCCTACAAGGAAGAGACATCCGGCGATGGTGATCCCCAGATTGCGGCAACGGCTACGATAACTACTACCGCTACTACTATTCCCCATTTTACTTTCGGGTTTAACTCTTTGAATTTTTTCCACATACACATCTCCTATTGTTGATTACATCTTTAACGTGACTAAGTATTTTGCTAGTTGTCTTTGTGAATATCACGGGAACAATAGCATGAACAAAAGCGGTACAGCAACCACCCAGCATACAAACACTAATATACATTGCTTTTCGTAAGTGTCGCAGATACGTTTCATCGTTTTCCTTTAAGTGATTCATTCAATAATTCTTGCAATAACCTTCTTGCCTTCCCAATCTATTCTGGTTTCTACTGTACGCCTTTCACACGCATACCTACCGCCTTCGCTATCGTGCCATCCTTGCCTCTTTAATGTTCTCTTCATAGCAAGGCATCCCGGTAGCCCCATCTCCACCCATTCTTTTTTAACTGGGTCTTCCCAATAGGCCATGTGTTCCTTCACAATCCCATTGATATAGAGAACCAACACAAATAATGTTTCCATTCAATGCAC